TAATTTCCCTTTGAAAGCTTCTAAAGTTAAGCCACTATTTTTAAGTGCCTTTACAAAATCACTTTCTGATAAGACTTCATCAACTGAATCTTCATCACCAATATTTTCAATAAGTTTTAGTAATTCTTGTTTGTCCATTTATTTCGTTCCTCCTATACCCTCTAAACCGCTTAATAACGCCTTAGAACATAATTTTTATTTCGTTGATATTAGTTGCCCTTTGCACACATAAAGTCCACAAAACGCTTGCAAGCCTTTTAATGTCTTACTTAGGACAATAAAAAAAGACTTATTTCTAAGCCTTTACTATCTGATAATCTCCCAATCTTCTGCAAATATATCTCCTATACTCGGAATCCACATACTATGTGAACCATTAGCATTTTTTATTTGTAAATAAGGTTCGCATTTAAACAAGTCACCTTCATTTAATCCCCATACTTCGGCTGTTTGCTTATTACATGGAATCCCTTGTGGGTACCCTTTTTGTCTTACAACAAACATTCCTTTTCCATTCCAACCAGTTCTAAATGCTTTAGCATCCTCTTTAATTAGTGGCAATACTTCTTCAAATTTCATTTTCAATTCCTCCAATATTATTATTTATCTGCAATAGTATAGTAACAACGACAATTTACATGAATTGGTAATTGAGGTCTATTAGGATCGTCAACTTTATAATGTTTACCATCTAATGAAAAACAGTTCTCACATATTTTCTGGTCTAATATCCCCACATAAACTAAATCTTGAACATCATTATCTTTGAAATACTGTTCATCTAATGCCCTGCATACTCTAGATATTTCATTTTCAACTAATCTTTCTGTATTAAAACTATTAGTATTAAATTTCTTTTTTAAATTGTCTTTAATTTTATTTGCTGATGTTTTACCATCTATAAAATCTTTAATTTCCTTTTTTATCATTTTGGCAACTTGGTTTTTATTGTCATAAATTCTATCTGAATAAGTTTTGCCTTCTATAGTCTTATCAAGAATATCTTTTACTTCTTTATTGCTTACATTCCATGCATTTTCTGATTTTCCGCTTAAACGTTCCACCATTTTACTCATAGTTTCTTTTAATATATCAGTAACATTCTTAGTTTCTGATTTAATTTGACTTGTGAATGTCTTATTTATTAAGTCGGTAGCCTTTTTGTACTCAATTACTCTTTCTTTAGGTGCTAACTGTAGCTTTTCATTAGTTATTGTATATTCGAGTAACAAAGCAGCTACAAAAGCTAAGATTAAATCATCATCTTTTTTCTGGTCTTTTTTAACATCGTTCATTGAAGGATTATTATAGAAACTACTTATAAGATTTAATTCATCTATATTAATCATTTTGAATTACCGCTGTTATCATTTCCAGTATTGTCATTGCCTGTATCTGCATTACCGCCGTTGTGTTCATGTGGCAGATTATCTGTTGTTAATAACGCTTCTTGCTGTTCCTTTTTAACTTTTTCGGCTTCAATTTGTGGGTTTTCAACAAAACTCAATAACGATAATCCAGTCTCTAATGATAATTTATCCCCTAATTGTTGAATTATTTGTGCATTGGTAGCATCATCCTGTGGAATATTCGGTGTAAATTTGATTTTAATGTCTTTCCAATCAAAATTAGTTCCTTTAAGAGTGTTATACCACGTGAATAAAGCCTTTAACCTCACTTTTATACAGTCGGTCAAGGCCCTTTGGTTTAATTTGCATTTTTCTTCCAAACTGATTAAGCGACTGCGGAGGGCTACCCCTGAAAGGTTACTATGCATATGCTCATTATGATTAATATGTTGACTTATTTGATACATTTTATCCTCTAGAGTTGTTAAATTCTCTTGAATAAAGCTACTATCAAGTTTTTTGATTAACCATTCAAATTTTGCATTGGCATCAGTTGAGTTGAGGATCCCTTTTTTCTTCATTTCTGCTGCAATTTCTTCATTTAATTGTGCTCCGGCAACTACTAAATAAGCATTTCTAAAATCGCTTATTTCATTTGTAAGATCACTTAAATTAGTTTCATACGCATCTTGCAAGCCTTTAATATCAGAAAATAAAGTATCGTAAATACCATCATCATAAATACCATCGTCTACAAGGCCACACCAATGATGCTCTTCTAAGCCTAATCTAGCAACACCGACTGGTACAAAACCAAATATGTTAGGCTCAACATCTTTTGCTTCCTCGTATTCTTCACCAACTAAATAATGATGTATTGAATCTTTGGTATAAACATCAATCCATGTTTGATCGTCCAAACCCCTAACCACATACTCTCTACCAAAACCAACTATTTCATTGTTTTCTCTTATCAAAAATCCTTCTAATGGCGAAATTACCTTACTCTTAAACTCTCCATCATCATTTATATAGAAAAGTTCAAAGGCCCTGTTAAACTTTAACATTGTTTTCATTAATTCAATATCATGTTGTGTCGATAGGTTTTGGAAATTATCATCTATTACTTTTGTAATTTCTCCATTCCCGGTTTTAGATATATAATTAATATCATTCCCAACTGAATATGAAACCTCTTCTTTAATAAACTTCTTAAGGAAATTAGTTTTTACTTTTAAGTTTGATCTATCTTCAAGCTCCCTGTAATCCCTCATAGCATGGGAAAAACCATTATAGTAATATTCAATTTCTAGATATCTATTTCTATTTGCTAAAAATAAATCGTGATATCTTTGCACTAATGCATTATCCATTATACTTTCACCTCCTAAATCCCTAATAATTTTCTATCCAATAGAGTTATCTTTCCTACGGTTTTTATTTGATCTACTCTTAAGAAAAATTCAGCAGCAACGTCAGCAGCATCATCATGCAATGTGAATTTTTGTGAAGCAAACTCCATAAATTGATTATTAAATTCTTCATCTTCAGCACAAAAAATAAATTCCCCTCGATTTACGAAAGGAACTATAGTTGATATCTTATCATCTTTATTTTTTCTCTGAGTTTCATTGAGAATTGTTATATTTCTAAATTTCAATATTGGATGTTCTTTTAATTTTTTCTCCAATTGGTTAGCATCAGCACCATTAAATGTATTCTTTTCAATAAATACATGAGTTACATCCAGATACTCCAATAATAATTCAATCATATGGTCCACATACTTATCAAACTCTTGCCTTGCATTTATTTTGGCAAGTTCACCTTTTCTACAATATTTACAACCATTATTAGCAGTTGAACCAATCATATAGGCGCTATAGTCATTTTTTCGGCCACCACCTGAAGCTGGATCTATAATAAGCATTGTTTTAATGAAATTATGAGTTTCAATTTCTTCTCTATTTTCAGTATGCATAGACTTAAACCATTTTTCGCCTATAGAATCAATATCGCCTTGAACTTCCTGTTTGAATGAGTTTGGATTTTCAAAATAATCTAAGGCTAACTCTAAGCAATCCCAGAATTCACTCCAAAGAGTATCATATTGCATAAGATATTCATTTTCGTAATAGAATTCCTTAGCATTTTCAAGTCTATCTTCATCTTTGAAATTATTTAATATATTCTTAAACTCTAGCCATAAGCCAGAATTAAAATAATCATCTACATTATCAACTAAAACGCCCTTTTCTTTTTTAAATTTCCAAGTAGCAGTTTTAATTAATCTTGAATAAAAGCATTCTTTATGTTGTTGAGTTCCCCAAGCCATAAGAACAGTACCTTTTTTAATAATTTTACCATCTCTTTTTACAGGCCTTTGTTTTGCAAACTTAACATCATCAGAATATCTTTTCCATTTCTTTTCCCTGGCTTCTTCAGTTCTAACATCATCCTCTGATTGGTAATCATCAAGAATAATAAGATCTGGTCTAACATTCTTATATTTTCTACCTCTCATTGGTGATGTAGATGAAATAGCTTCAACAAATGTATGATTTATAAACTCTAATTGAGTAGCATTACAAATAAAATTCCTATTTTTATCATCAAGAAGCTTTTCAAATGCACTTTCTATATAAGTATTTTCAAGCATATTATCCTTAATGTCTTTTATAAACTTCTCAGCGGTACTTCCTATGTCCGAACAAATAAGTACATAGGTTTTATGCTTGTAGGCTACACTCCAGCAAGTAGGTCCTAATGTACCAAATGCACTTTTGCCAGTACCACGTGGAAGAACTCTTCCTAATTGTTCTGGACCATTACCAATAATACTTTCTTGAATATCTTTCCAAAGTTCTTCATGAACATCTGCTAATGGAGCTGCAGCATTATCTTCTTTAGGTAAATATATGTCCTGCATAAAATACATACAAAAAAACTCCAAGCTTATTTGACCAAGTTGCCATGCTAATCCATGAAACCCAAACAAATTCTTAGAGTTTTCAATAATTCTTTTTTCGGTTAGATCATCTGCATCCTTTTCTTGAATACCAATGTCTATATAAGATTTTTTGAGGAAGTGATAAAGCAGCCATTTATTTCTAGCTTCATCACTTGGAAATTCAAAAGGTATTTGCACTGCTTTATCACCTCGCTTTCAACTTTTATTATTTAAAATTAAGCATAGTTCTTTATAAATTGATTTTGTATAATCTTCAACTAAAACTAAGTACTCTCTTATATTTTTTGTAAATACACCAAATGTATACTGATATGGAGCACATGTATCATCAATTTCTACAACACCACGCACTAACTTAACCTTATATTCAGTTAGTGTTTTTTTATTATGTACAATTGAATTTCGTATTTTTCTCCAATTATCTAATTCTTTATATATTTCTTTATGCTCTAACTTTATAAAATTATTATTTATTATATCCACATATGCCTTAAATGTACTATCTTTAGAATTTTTCGATGAATTTCTAATCATTCTCTTATTCGTTATCAATTCGCAAACGCCATATAAAAAATTTTCCAAAGAACTATGAATTTGTATACAAAGCATTTCGCAAATATACTGTTCAAGTATAGATTGATCTAAATATATATAATCAAAAAAAGCTCTTCTTTCTTGCTCGGTCATTTCTATCATTGTCTTATTATCAATTTTTATCTTATTATTTTTTTTATATGCTTTAAAAAATGCTTCTGATTTGGATTCCATAAAATCAAGTGTACAATTTACTGAAATAATATCATAATGTAATGTCTCTTTTAATAATTCAACATCTCCAATTTTAAACTTGCCATCCATATAATCACCTCTTTTCTATTATTGCCCATAGATAGAGGTATTATTCTTTTTTTAATATACAATAAATCAGCAGAAACTATATATTGTGAGTAGGAGAAAAATAATCCCACTTTAATAATTTCTACTGGCTTACAATCATATTATTTTTCATTATATTCTTTAGCATATCTATAATAAGTTGGCTTAGTTATACCAAGTAACTTCATACATTCAGTCGGTTTAATGGATCCATCAAGAACTCTTTTATATTCCTTAGAGAATTTATCAAAATCCAATGCTCTTGGTCTTCCATAATCATCCCATTCACCCCTGGCCTTTTTAGCTGCAATACCTTCACTTTGTCTTTTTTCTTTTTTTTCTAATTCAGCTTGAGCAAAAGATGCATACATTTCAACCAACATATTATTAATAGTTTCCATCATCATCTTAGCCATGTTATTATCTTTAAAAGTATTATAATCAGTTAATGTTGTTGGAATTTCTAAGACCATTAATCTTATACCTTTATCTTTAAGTATAGAAATTTCTTTTAGCGTAAGTTGCTTATTTCTACCAAGTCTATCAAGTTCAGTAACAATTAAAGCTATTTCTTCTATTGGATTAGCTTGTTTTATTAAATCCATATCTTCAATTAACTTCTTATAGTTAGGTCTATCAAAATTCTTTCCAGTGCATTGATCTGTGTAAATATTATTTATTAATGAAATTTTTTCTTTAGCAATGAAATCATTTATTTCTTTAAGACCTCTATCTAAATGCTGGTCTGTAGTAGATGTTCTGTGATATGCAAAATATAACATTGTTGACACCTCGACTTTTTAAAAATATTATAGAAATTGTGGAACTGGATGACGGTTTTTTTTGCCTGCTCGGATTTAGAAGGTACCCGGCCCTTTCGGCAAACTATTCAGTCCGCCTTCTTTTTTTGCCCCGTCTCATTTCTATACTCTTATAATACTCTTTTAGTCTCAAAATGTCAACATTGTATTTTGATACTATTTTATATTAATTAATACCTTGCAAACCCACTGAATACGTTAGTCTTTTATCAGTATCATTAAGTATACTTTTTGATACTACACACAAACTACTTAACAAGTGCTAAGTTTCTTATATCATCAATCTCTTTCTTTAATGTATTAGTATCTGGATTCTCTTCGCCTGTAGTAGTCTTAATCTCTTCCTTAACAGCACTTGGAGAACCTAAACATTGATCTATAAGATACTTATTGGCTTGAAACCTTACTCTATTATCTGTCTTTTGATTGGCCATTTCCTTCATATTATTAATATAGATGCATATATCATTAGTAATTTCATCTCTACCTGTCTTTTTTAGCTGTTCCCTGCACCGGTCAAGCTCAGCCTTAAACTCTTCATTTTTCTCCCACCTATTTAAAGTTCTTGTACTAATGCCAACTCTATCCGCAATCTCTGATTTTCTCATAGTTCTAGCAAGTAAACATTCAATTGCATCCATGTGTTTTTCATCTAACATTAATAAATCACCTCCATGTCTTATCGTCTTATTATATAGTGCTTATTGTCTTCATATTAAGGTTCAATATAATTTCTAATGTACTTTTACCTTTTTAAATCTAACCTCTGTACAAGCTATTATTTTGTATTTAAAAAGGGGTACGCTGAGTGGGTGTTATATATATATTATATCTCGCCTAGTGACCGTACCCCTTCTATTAACTTCTTGGTATCTTTGTACAATTCATTGTTCTTATCAACCTTGTATTTCTTGATCTTGTAATAATACTTATTTTCTATAGTGCTTATTATTACTGCTATTTCACCACTGGATAACTGCAATTCTGTTAAACTTATTTCACCTTTTATGTATCTATCTTGTAGCTTATTAAAGGCATTTATATAGGCTTTATTCTTCCAGAATGATTTGTATTCTTCTATTGTTACCTGGATTAACTCTCCTTGGTCTTTATCTAATCTAAAGTAGTAATAACCATCTTTAGCAATTATCCTTTTATCCTGAAGAGTATTATCCCATTTGCTAACTGTCTTTTTATTGACATTAGCTTTATTAGCTATCTCTTCTATTGTGTTGGGTTCTTCCTTAGTTCTTATATTAAAATAATCTATAAAGTTATTAGTTTTACTCACATTGTAGGTTTTACTAATTATGTGCTTGGTTTTACTTATTTCCAACTCATATATTGTTTTATTACCTTCTATATGTTTATTGATAAGTATATAACCTTTATCCTGGAGCCTTTTATCTAATGTTTTGCGCCTTTCAATTTGCTTAAGAGCATTAAGATTAATATTTAATATTACTTTTAATTCATTTCTACATACCTTCATTTTCTTTTTTCATTATTCTTAAAGCATTCCATCAGATCTCTATCATTAAATGGATAATAATATAGCTCCATCTTTTCACAATCTTCTTTGCAGCCTTTACATAGGTCCGGAGACTTAGCACATATTACCTTCCCATTTTTAAACTTCATATTCAGTTTTAATTTTTTTCTTTGGCTCATATCTAAGCCCCCTTTCTATGTGAATTTAAAATTTAGTCTAATTTATTGCATAGAAAAGAACCCTATTTCTAGAGTTCTTAATTCATTAAAATTATTTGTACAAATTAAATCTATTTGCTATGTTTCCCGTAGAGTACATCCATGAGTCTGTTCTATCGTCATATTCTGTAACTGATATTTGAGCAACATTGGGTGTTTCAATTGTTCCAGAATTTCTCAATATAATTTTTATATCATTATCCTGAATCTTATAATCTTCTAATATGTCATTTTGAAAATCTTGATCTCCATTTAATCTGTATCTCACCTTCTTGTTTTTACTATTTTCCAATAGTTCTTCATATTCTTTTATATTTATATCCATAGTTACAACCACCTTTCATATAACTAATTATACAAAAGTTATCAAAATCCTTCTAAATAGTACAAATTATTGGTAAGTTATTGCTTTATGACCTGATAGAGTGCAATAACTTAAATCTCTCTCACCTTATTAACTACTTATTATAGATAATATATAATAAACCAGTAGATACTATATATACCCTTGCCATGGAGAAGTAATCACTCCTTCAAAATATATTTTTGTTTTTCTACTGGTCTATAAGCATTAAAAAGAACTCTGATTCTAAAGTTCTTAGTTTAAAAATATTATATTATTTTATAAATAAATTTATATTCCCTCTTTACTTACACGTTATAACGTGGTATAATATATATAGTAAAGGAAAGGAGTTGAAAGCGATTGATATAATAATTAAGGTACTTACAATCATCTGGTTAATACTACAAATAGCCTGCAAGCTTGTCGATATTATCGAAGATGAAAATAAGCACCAATAAGACTTGGGGAACTTAGTTCCCCTTGCATAATAATTATATCATATCGAATATGACTATGAAATATTTAAATAATAATTTTATCACTATTATTCTTGTATTGGTTGTTTTAAAACTTATTGATTTTAGTAATATTTCTATCCTTGATATCTTGATTATTATACTACTTATTATTAACATTCTTCTATCTTTTAAATCAAGAAAGGAATAACATCATGAAACTTAAAGAAATCCGTAAATCTCAATCTTTAACCCTAAAAGCTTTATCTGAATTGAGTCAAGTTCCTCAACGTACTATAGAAGATATTGAACGTAAGGATGAATGTAAGGTATCTACAGCTATTAAATTAGCTGATGCCCTTGAAGTAACACTTGATGAACTCTGCAGATAATCTTTTGGTAAGCGTCTTTAATTAGGCGCTTATTTTTTATAATAAAAGCCACCTATATTTCTATAAATGTCTTTTTAAAAGGGGCTTTAATGAAATTCTTCACAATATCTATTATATATCATTTTTTTAATGTTTTTTACTGACTTTCTACTGGTTTCCTACCGTTTTTCTACTGGTTTCCTATAATGGCTTTATTTTAAAGGTAATTCTTCCACAGCAAGCCATCACTTTTATGGTATATACTTTTTCATTTTCTCAATTGCATCATATTCCATTTGCTTAATCCTGGAATAACTTAAATTTAATTTCTGTTCAAGTCTCCAATACTTTTTGCGATCTATTAACACAATCTGAATTATTTCCTTTTCTTCATCATTTAGCATTGTAAGTGCATTATCTATTCTTTTTAATTCTCTATTTTTAATTGCCTGTTCCTTGTACAATTCTTCTTTCTTTTCCATTAGTTTTTCTGCTTGCTGCTCTACGCTAGAAGTTATTTTATAGGTCTTCCCTGTTCTTTCTTCTGTACCTTGTCCACTTACACCTAATATCTCTTCTTCAAGTTCTTGAACCTTTATATCAATCTCTTGTATATCTGCTTTAAGTTCTTTGTACTTTCGTATCCTATATACTGTGTTATTCATGCTAGGCCTCCTTTAGTAACTCCAGATTCTCATATATATTCCCTATAATTTCTAAATTTTCTGTTTTACAATCACTAATAGGGTCATTGTAAGCCATTCAACATTCTACATTGTCTATATATTCCCCATCTGAGTATCCTTTCCACTCAACTACACCTTTATTTACTTCTTTTCCTTTCCCTAAATAAGTGCTGTCGTATTCGTAAGTCATTGCTAATATATCACCTTCATATATTTCTTTATGATGCTTATCTTTTAAGCCAGTACAAAATTGAACTATATGAGTATCTTTTCTTAGTGGAAAATTTAATAATTTCCCATCTTTAAATTTGATTTGATATAAATATCCATCTTGAGTAATTACAGTTAAATCTTTTTCCCATTCTTTATTGTTTTTGCACCAAACTCTAAATTTATTATTCATGCTTAATCCTCCTTACATCTTTCTGTAGTAGCTTCAAGTAGTTTTCTGCTCATATCGATTATTTCATTTGCATTTTGTATTGTTTTATTATGTTTTTCAACCAAATCGCTAGATATAACAATATCCTCTTTTTGACATTCCAGCATCATATTCATAGCTTTGCTTAATTCTTTTTCTTTTCTAATATTTTTAATAGTTGTTATTGTTTCAACTACTATAGCTAATATCAATATCATTTCTGTCATCATCATTCACCAACTTTCTTATTTCTTGGTCTATTCTTAAGCTTTTCTAAGTGCTTTGGATATCCTTCCATGACTTCTTGTGCCTTTATTCTTAATGCTATCTGTAACGCCCCTAGTCGAACTTGTACACAATCCCAAAATTCTTCTATTGCATTATATTTATCTCTCTTTGCAATAGCTTCTATGAGTTCATTATCTTCTTCAATTGCCTTTTGCGTTTGTGCTTGTATGCTTATTCCAGTTAGATCTATGTTTTTAAGTTCTATTCCTGTATTCTTTAACCCCAAGATGCAATAACCTTTTCTTAATCCATACCCAGTTACACCTTCAAATATATAGCTAACTTCTTTTGAAATTTCTTTCCCCGTATAATGAGGATTTCCCCATCTTTCTTCTCCATCTTCACTTTTCATTATTAACTCGCTTTTATATTCTTTTAATATGAGCGCATCTCCAACCTTGAACCCTCTATCATTCTTTCTAATTTCAAAGGTCTTATTGCCTTCTTGTACTTCTTTAAAATACCGTGGTAATATCTTTAATTTATGTTCCATTTAATCATCTTCTTTCTATAAAATTGATTCTTCTATTACTAAATCTACATCATCTATATATCCCTTATGAACTAATATATTTCTTACTTCATATCGTAAAGTATTATATATTTCGCATCCTATAAACTCTTTATCTATTGGTCTTATTTGAGTATTAAACTCACTTTGTAGTCCTTTTAGCCTTTTATACAATGTAGCTGGCTCGTATCGTGTTCTGTATTTAGAAGAGTCTCTTATATTTCTATCAAAGTTTTCATCCTCTAAGAAAATAAAAAACTTTATATTATATCTGTTCATATTAGCAAATTCACATTTCATTCTGTTGTAATCAGTTTTAAGAACTTTTTCTAGATACTTCACTCCAAATAAATCAATGATTTCCTTAGTAATCTCATTAATGTTGGTCTTGTTATCCCTTAGGTTCATTGCCAATTCATCAATGCAGAACTTTCTTTCAATTACAAATTCATCAGTGAAATAAATATCCCTAGTTTGTCCCTCAAACGTTCCTGCTGGTAAATAGCAACTATAATCTCCATATTCAAGCTTTTGTGATTTAAAAGGTTTTTTACTTTTTCTCAACCATCCAACAACATGTTCATTAGCCTGTTCCCTTGTATCTACCAGTACAACCATCTTATTTAACAACTCTTCAATTTCTTTTTTTGTAAACTTATATCTCATTCATTCACGCTCCTATTTTCTTTATGTTCTTATAGTAAAATGCTGTGTGCTTACCTTCCCAAGCTACGTTTATTGTTTCTCCATTGTTGTAAACTCTTACTACCTTACCAGTACTTTTGATTCCTTGATATTCAATTTCTACAGAATCATCTATTTGGAATTCTGTTATATTTGCATTCACTTTTGTAATTTTATTAGCTAAATCTGTGCTTTCAATAGTCATTTCTGTAACAAAAATCTCATTTTCGTGATATTTAGGCTTTTGTTCATATTCAATAACCCATCCTTTAGGATTTATAACAATTGTTTTTTCTCCAGGTATTATGATATTAGAATCACCTTTACGTTTAATATATTCTGTCACCTTCATGTCATTTAATTTTTTAAGCTGCAGATCATTAAGCTCTTTGTCTTCATTCGCTAATATTATTTCATCACCAGGCATTAGCTCAACATCTGACCTTAAATCAAATTCATGTATACCTTGTTTATTGAAATACATTGTCCTATCTTGAAAACCAACTAATAATGCTCCTGAGACTCTTTTGATTATCCTATTGCAACTTTCTTTATAAAGATTAATTATTTCCTTGAAGTTATCTTCTTTTATCTCTATTATTTTTTCTTTAGGATTGACAGTATCCTGGATTGGAAGGTCGAATAAATTTACTTGACCTTCTATTAAATTTATTTTTTTCAACTAGCTCACCTTCTCACTTGATTTTCATTTGATAATAGAAGCTTATAACTATAATGTTATTTACTCCTATTATCTATTTAATTTTGCTTCATCAAATTTTAGTATGATGCATTACTTTAATGGTTCAATTTCTATATTTTCAAGCCCTACAAAGCCCTCATAAATCAGTGTATATTCTATATTAAAAAACAAAATACTAATAAGATGGAGGTGTGTGTTATGAAAATAAAGAAGTTTTTAATAGTGTTTTTAATATCTATATTTACCTTTGCTACAATTACACAAGCACAACCAATTACCGCCATTTCAAATACTTATAAACAAGGTATCTATGATCTCTCTAGTTTCAATGGGTATCGTGCTACTACCAAACTTATAACTCCAAACACTGTTGTTACTTTAATGCTAGTTGATAATAACGGTAATCTTAAACAATTTATAAAATTGGATGATGTAAATGAAATTATAAAACTAGGTGCTTTTCAAAATGGAGATATTGGAATAATACTTGGTACTGGAGAAATAGCTATTTCTCCTTATAAATAGCTACTTAATGTATTGTGTAGAGTTATTCAACACAATACATTAAGGTTATATCCACTCTCTTACTTTTAAAATTTCTCGCACCACTACTTTACAATATCTACACATTCTGCATCATCTTTCATCAGAAAGGCATATCCCCATCATCTACTGGAGTTATATCTTCTTCAAAGTTTCCACCACCAAATGCATCATTTTGTGGAGCATGACTATATGTTCTTGGATTACCTTGACTATTCCCTTTGCTACCTAAAAATTCTATTCCATTAAATTGATCTGCTACAACCTCGGTAACATATCTCTTAGTTCCGTCTTTAGCATCATAACTTCGAGCCTGTATTCTCCCACTAATTGCAACCTGGCTACCTTTTGTCATATAATTAGCAGTAGCTTCAGCTTGTTTACCCCATAGAACTACTGGTACAAAATCAGCTTCCATTTTCTTTTCCTTAGCATTATATTTATCAACTGCTAATGTTAAAGTACAATTTGCAGTTCCATTGCCTGGTAAAAATCTTAGTTCTGGATCCTTTGTTAATCTTCCAATTAAAACCACTTTATTCATTTACTATCTCTTCTTTCTTATTTATATAGTTTTCAGCATCTTCTTTTGTTATAAATACTTCAATTCCAAAATGTGTCTTTTTAAGTCCATCATATTTTTTATAAATAAATCTATAATTTTCTTCTTCTAAATTTTTACCATACACATAAATTCCATGTGTGTTATATTCTATCTGAGTTATTTTAATTTCTATTATTAAATTTTTATTAATCACATGATATAATGTATCATTTATTTTAAAGGGCTTTTTCTCTTCTTCATTGTTTTTAATTTCTATTACTGGCAATTCTTCTAGTGCCTTTATATCAACCGATATTTGCTCTAGTTTTTCTATAATTGCATTTATATCGTCATTCGTTCTTAAAGTCTCCTGTGGAATCCACCTTAATGCTTCACCAATCTTTACACAGTAAGCTTTAGGTGTCCAAGCTGCTTTACCAATGTTCTCTTCATTCTCACTTTCTTGAATTATCCTTTTACTCTTAACTATAAATTGTTGGCTATCTGATTCGATTTTGTAATCTCCTATTGTTAATTCCATACTTTTACTTCCTCACTTCCGATTAAATCTCCGCCATTTTAAGCGTTTATTTTATTAAGTAGACAAAATACTCGTTAACACACCTTTTTTCTTTATATTGAGCCTGTCCATAAGCTGTAGGCTACTTTAAATTTATATTAATCAAGTTCCGATTCCTTAAATCTTAATTGTGGATCTATTAAAGGTTGTACAATATATTTTTCATTTATTTCTCCTATCTCAATCTATAATTATTACTGGTACCTTCAATTTCAACTATGAAGTTCTTAGACATTTCATATATTCTGCTGCCTATTGCTTCGTCAAAGCTCAATAACTTTTCAACTGTAAACTCTGTAGAAACTATTATTGGCAAATGATTAAGGTATCTGTAATTTATTAATTCAAACATTATGTTTACATCAGTCTGATTAACTTTCCCTTTGTATAGATCATCAAGAAGTAGAATTTCACAAGTTTGATATTTGCTTAAGGTTTTCTTGTAATACTCTTCATCAATCATGTTTTGCTTAAGACTTGTGACCACATCTCTATAAGGCATATAAACAACCCTAATATCTTTCTTTAAAAAGTTATTGGCAAGGGCCAGAGCAACATGAGTTTTGCCACTCCCAGGATTACCACAAAGTAAAATTGAATTTCTTCTATCTGCTCTTAAGGTGTTAAAGCTTTTATAATATTCTGCTGCCTTAGATTTCATTTCCTTGGATTTACTGGACCACTCTTCAAAATTGCTGAAAGATTTATCTAAGTTATCTGTATTGATTCCACTATTATTCCAAAGCCTTTTTACCTTTTCATCTTCTAAACACTTACAAGGTGTCATTATAGGTTGCATATTAGCTTGTGGTTTAATGATATATCCTGTATCCTTACATATTTCACATCTATATTGGTTCTTCTCCTGTGACCTCTCTGCTACCCTCTTGCCACTCTGGAATTTTGACATTGAATTTCTTTTCACTTGCTCCAATATTCTGTCTAGTGCTTCCATTGCTATCCTCCTTTAAAGGGAATATTCCTTGCCAACAATGTTCTATGCTATTTTCTAAAATCTTAATTTGTATTTCTTCATTCTCAGATAAGCCTTTTAATTTATTAATCATTAATTGTAGGGCTTTATCTGTCATTGGTTTTTTAATCGTATCTCTCATTTTCATGAAGTCTATTATTGTTTCTATTAATAATTTATTTTGAGTAAATTCATATATATATATATACTTCTTATCATTCTTTAGTTTCTTATTACCTTCTTTATCATTCTTGTTTGTGTCCTTTTGTTTCCCATCTGTTTCCCTTTTGTTTCCCTTTGGTGGTTCTTTACTGTCCTCTTGCTGTCCTTTTTCTAAATCTCTACTTTGATATAAACTATAATTTTCAATGGTTACAAGTGTTTTTTTAGTGTCACTTTTATAGTCCAACATCTTATCCAATTTGAGTTGTTCTAAGTAATGTTTTACTTTATTTTTTGACCAGCCCCATTTTTCACTAAGCTTTCGTAAAGATGTAATTCCACTACCTCTTTTTATTTCTGCAAGACTTCCATTGAACATTATTTTGTTGTCTTCATGATTTACCATTAGCAGAAGGTCAAGAAAAGCCTGTCCTCTGCTAAAAGGTTTCTCATTCCATATCCAATTACTTCGGATGCTTCGATGAAGTTTAATCCATCCTCCTTCTGCCATGTTATCACCTTGCCTTATTTTTATACTCTACCTTTATCCTTAACGTCGTACTTAAAACCATCAGTTTTTAAAAGTTGAATTAATTTTTGAAAATTTTCAAAGTTGGCAACTATTTTTAAATCATAAAAGTATAGTGGTTCATTTTCCTTTATAGGCTCTGTTGCTTTATTATCCAATGGTATAGATATTTGCTCAGTTACTTGTTCAATAGGTCTTATCTCTTCCTTGGGTAGTTCAACTGGTTTTGGATTTTCAGCTTCTCTTATCATTGCAGCTCTTTTATTTATTTCCTCAATTATTTTCACTACTGGATAATTCATATCAATTAAGTTTTGGAAATCTGAAAGTTTTAAAGGAGTTTTTATTGACTCATTTGCACCTTTTATAGTTCCTTGAATAACTTGCATTAATCCTAATTCTCTATCCTGTTCTTGTACCAGCGTTAAGGCTCTTTGTTCTATATCCTCTTTTATAGCCTTAAGACTTCCTGTAAGAGTTAGGTATTTGTCTAATACATTTAGTCTACTTGCATATTTTTCACTTAATCCATGAGCCTTTATGCTTTCTGAAATAAATTCTAATGCCTTTAATTTCTTTTCTTCTCTTTTCTTGTTATCAAAAACAGTTATTCCTTCTTTAATTGGCATTTCTACATCTGATATAAGCTTTTCGAGTTCTTTACATTTACTTTCAAATTCTGTAACTGGAACTAACACCTCTTTTTTAGTAGTTTTTCTAAATCCATCTATTTTACTTCTAAGTCCAGCTAATTCTTTCTGAGTTGCTTTACAATCTTTTAACCCTTCTTCTGTAACCACTATTCCTTTGTATTTATCAAGATTTTCTACTAGATATATTTTTACATCCTCAAAGTTTGTAGTTATTACTGGTAATTGCTTTGATACTTCTAATTCTTTCATTTTTAACACACTCCTATAGATTTAATCCTTCTGGCATTTCATTCTTTTTTTCTGCAGCTTTCTTATCTTCTTCTAATTTAACTTTTATTTTATTTAATTTGCTTAAGCATGTCCCCATTGCTGCATTTGTAATGTCCTCTACTTTGGATACACCTGCCCATTCTAAAAACTTGGCTTCATTAGAATGAGTTTCTTCGAGTAAACTTTTTATAGTGAATACAGTTGCTTTATTTATTTTTTGTTTTCCAACCTCTGCATCTTGGTCAACTTCTCCACCATCTATTGTGTCAGACTCGGCTATTTCAAAAGCCATTATATAGAGATATCTTCTAGCATAACTTTGAGTACCTCCAATGTTTTGTATAGCACTGCAACCTTTTAAAAGTGCTATTTCTATAGGTGTCGCAAATTCTAATTTATTTTCTATATTGTCAGTATCGATTATAGTTAATGTCGCTAATGTACTTTCAAATTTAAAAATACTGCTCAAGCCATTGATATTACATATTTCATTTATAGCAGGTAGAAAATCTCCCAATTCAAAATATCCATAATTTGAATATTTATTAAACCCTGTTTTCTTTAAATCTTTCTTTTGCAAATCAACTCTGCTTTGTTGTAATTTTTGATATATATTTAACTTTGGTTGTTCTTTATTTTCACTCATAATGTACCTCCTAGTTTCTATTTTTGCTTTTATAAGTTGAGCACTTCATATCATCTTCTAATAAGTCTTTCTTCTTGCCTTCATAGTCTTCATAATATTCAAAATCAATCATTTCTATTGATTCTGTTTGACACATTCCATTGCTGTTATTAATACAAGTTATAGCACCACATTTAACTAACAACTTGCATTCCTCCCTTCATGTGGTATAATGGAGTTGAATTTTTTTCGCATGGCTACTTTGGATACTTTTGTCGGTTCCTTAGTAGCTTTTTTTATTGCTTTATTTACTTGTTGTCTTAAGGCTTCTCCATAAATTTCGAATTCTTTAGCTATCTCATTCCAAGTCATGCTTTTGTTTAAATATTTTAGATTTAATGCTTGTTCCTCAGTAAGATGCAAATTTTTCTTTGGTAAATTTTCTGGTCTTATATCCATTAATATTAAAGAGTTTTCACTTGAATTTTCTGTTAGTATAGATATACATAATGCATACCAGTTCTCTTTCATTTTCTTTGACTCTCCCTTCTATGCTTTTATATCAATCTGTCCTGTATTTAATTTTTTAATTTCTTCATCTAGAATTTCTTTAAAGGTTTTATCTTCTTTAGCTGCTCTATCCTGTGTAGTTTTTGTAAGCCTGTCTACAATTTCTAAGATATTCAAAATAGTTCCCATGCCTACCTCCAATATATAAAGGTAACTCGTGTAACCTTGTTATAAAACTCATAAAAGTCATAAAAGTCATAAAAGTCAGGCAAATTCTTTACAATTAAATGAATACTTGGATCAAGTCCTTTCTCTATTAAAAATTCCTTTTGTTTTCTGCTTAAATTTTTTGCATTTTTCACACTTTTTCTCCTTTCATTGC